GAACCTATATACAAAAATGCATACGTGCAAAGAACTAGTGCTGGCGAAGTTGACAGAATCAATCCGGTACTCATAGCAGTTATGAAAGAGAAAGGTGTTTTTAATCCGAAGACTATAAATGCTATTATAGATGATAACGGTTCAGTTCAGGATGTTGAATGGCTTGATGATCACCAGAAAGAAGTTTTCAAGACGGCGTTTGAAATCAACCAAGAATCGATTATTCGATTGGCATCGGCGCGTCAAAGACATATCGATCAGGCACAATCTATTAACTTATTTTTTAGTGCTGACGAGAAAGAAGAAGTAATTTCAAAAATACATGAAATGGCATTCAAAGATCCTTTCATAAAATCTTTGTATTATATACGATCTGAATCGGGGGTAAAAGCATCAAGTGGCTCTTGTGAAGCATGCGAGGGCTGATATAATTTATATGTGTGGTCTTCCTTGGCCACACATATAAATAATTGTTTGATTAGGAAATATTTTTATGTTTGATTATGAAGGGTTCATAGGCAGAATTTTGCACCCGAACGACCCAGTATGGGCCTGTGATTACTATCTTGAAAATGGATGTACCCATATTGATGGCATGGAATGTGAGATGCAGACTTGCAGCATTCTGGATAACCACAAAAAAGGGATTCCTCAAAATGTGGATTTATAAAGGTAAAGAGTTTACCTCTGCTGATATTGGTGAATGGAAAGGTTTTATATACTGCATAACAGATACCACAAATGGTATGAAATATGTCGGCAAGAAGACTCTTATGTCTATCCGTAAATTGCCACCCCTCAAAGGCAAAACCCGCAAACGAAAAAAGATTGTCGAAACTGACTGGCAAAAGTATTATGGAAGCAGTGAGTTAGTAAAGTCTCTTGTTGAGGAATTTGGACAAGACAGATTCCAACGAGAGATACTCGAGCTCTGCATGACTAAAGGCGAAATGAACTATATGGAGGCAAAGCTGCAATTTGATCTTGAGGTGTTGCTTAGGCCAGAAGATTATTATAATGCCTTCATTGGGTGCCGAATTCACCGAAAACATGTTAAAACTCTTTTTAAATAGGTTGACAACAGCATCTAGCCATGATATAATACATGAAATGATTAACAAATAGGAAAACAAGTGATACTTATAGATTATAATGCAATCGCCATTGCAAATATTATGGTAAACAATCTCGATCACACCCGCGCCGATATCATCAAGCACCAGATTTTAAATTCGATTAGAATGTATAATCTTAAATTTCGCAAAGAATATGGTACCATGGTAATCTGCTGTGACGCAACCTCGTGGCGCAGATCTTATTTTCCTGAATACAAATTTAAACGAAAAGAAGACAGAGATAAGGCAGTAGCAAAAGGAATTGATTGGGAACAACTATTCGAAATCATTAATGGTGTTCGCGAAGATCTACAGAACAATTTTCCATATAGTGTTGTTTATGTGGAAGGTGCTGAGGCAGACGATATAATTGGCGGTCTTGTCGAACGTACTCAGGAATTTGGCCAAGGCGAAAAGGTAATGATTGTTTCTGGTGATCACGACTTTATTCAGTTGCACCGCCATTCAAATGTTAAACAATTTGCCCCTGTACAAAAGAAGCAGGTTAAGGATGCAGACCCTGTAAAATATCTGCGGGAACATATTATACGTGGAGACAAAGGGGATGGTGTTCCTAGTATGCACAGTCACGATAAGATCTTTGTTGAAGGTGGTAGACAGAAACCAATTCTTAAATCTTTTATTGAACCTCTTACCAATATGACCGAGGATGAATTAGAGAAGCATTTAACCAAAGACCAATGGCGCAACTATATCAGAAACCGAACTCTTGTAGACTTATCTTATACACCAGAAGACATTATGGAAAATATATATAAAACTCACGATGACGAGATGGCGAAGATTGCGAAGGGCAACAACAAAGTGCTCAATTATTTAATAACTAACAGAATGCGCCTCTTAATTGAGTGTGTGGGAGAATTTTTATGAAGAAATATTTACATGAAGTGCTTGCAGAAGTACATGAAACAACAGGTGCAGCTAACAAATCTAAACTACTAAGACTACATAACTCATTAGGTCTGCGAGATTTTCTCAAAGGGTCATTTGATGACACCATTCAGTGGTCTATACCTAAGGGCGAAGTTCCTTATACTCCGTTTTATCTTGAAAATGAAGAAAAGATGGTGCCTATCAACCTAGATAAATTATCTTCACAACTTGCCAATTTTGTTGTAGGAGAAAGAACTTCAATGACTCCCATTATGAAAGAGGCGGCATTTATCAGTATGTTGGAAAAAATACACCCACTTGATGCCGAATATTTAGTATTGATGAAAGACAAAAAGATGGCTGGTGTGGTTAAAGGGCTGACCGTAAAGGTTATCACTGCAGAGTTTCCGCATCTTATTGCGAGCAAAGACCTTTTATAAATAGTTTTGTGATTGTTGATCACGTACACTAGCGGCTGGTGTTGAAGTAAAGTCGACACCAGCCTTTTTTTATAAAAGAGGTAAGTATGTCTCCACAAATAGAACGTCTTAAAAAGGATTCAAAGGAATTGAAGCATTATCTTTATCGATTAGAAAAGGAGGGCAACCACAAACAGGCGCACAAAATACAGACGAAGTTAGAGTTTCTTAACTCGAAGATCGTTGACATACAAGAATCGAAATACTAACCAAGAGAAGCAAATGCCATTATACGATTTTGAAAACACTAAAACTGAAGAACGATTTGAGCAACTAATGAGTTATGCCTCTATGGGAGTCTTCTTAACAGACAACCCACATATAAAGCAGATCGTCGGTTCACCCAAAATCGTTAGTGGTGTTGGCACCAATATAAAAGTAGATGACGGATTCCGAGAAATGATATCTAAAGTCAAGGAAACGTGTAAAGTTAACAACATACCAGACTATTAAATATGAAGCCAAGAGCAACAAAGTTACGTTTAGAAGACCTTAAAAATTTCGGGCCTATAACTAAAAATCAAGAAAAGGTTTTTAAGGCATACAATGATAATTATCATTTAATCCTTTCTGGTTCTGCCGGTACAGGAAAAACTTATATAGCCATAGCTAATGCGTTGGTTGATGTATTAGACAAGGAGACTAAATATAAGCAACTTATTATTGTAAGATCAATTGTTCCATCGAGAGATATAGGTTTTCTCCCAGGCGACGAAGACGAAAAGAAATTAGTTTATGAAGCACCGTATGTTTGTATCTGCAACGATCTGTTCAATAAGAGCAATGCATGGGAGAGTTTAAAAGCGGCAGGTGATGTACAATTTGTTTCAACTTCATACCTTCGAGGCATCACTATAGACAATGCAATTGTAGTTGTTGACGAAATGCAAAATCTTTCTGGTAGAGAACTGAATACAACTATCACCCGATTAGGTAATAACTGCAAGTTTATTGCTTGTGGTGACTATCATCAATCTGATTTTACAACCAGAAAAGACAAAGAAGACATTAATACATTTCTCGAAATACTTTCGAATATGAAGATGTTTAAAAGCGTGGAATTTGGTTGGGAAGACATTGTGAGAAGTGATCTAGTTCGTGAGTACATCATGACCAAGGAACACATGAAACTAGGTGTTGATTGGTAATGTTTAACCACGTCGGCTTGCCATTAATCTATAAAGATCTGCTCGCAGAGATGGTGGATGGCGAGCGTTTGTATACTACCCCCGCTGGTGATAGATATCCTTCTATCACCACAATTTTGTCTATGTTGTCCAAAGATGCTATTGACCAATGGAAGAAAAACGTTGGTCAAGACGAAGCAGATAGAACATCAAGACATGCGGCAACTAGAGGAACTGCACTTCATCAAATAGCAGAAGACTATTTGGCAAACAAGGAGCATTATTCTGCTGGTTATATGCCAATTGTGACGAGTTTATTTTCATCACTAAAACCTGTGCTTGATCTTGCTGTGGGTGATATATATGCTCAGGAAGTTGCGTTATATTCCGACAAGTTACAAATAGCAGGACGCGTTGATTGTATAGCAAACTGGAATGGTAAGTTATCGATTATTGATTTTAAAACGTCGGCAAAACCTAAGAAAATAGAATGGATAGAAAGTTATTTTATGCAATGTGCATTTTACGGTGCGGCTTTATATGAACAAACTGGATTAGTACCCGAACAGTCTGTTATAGCAATCGGGGTTGATTACCAAAAACCCCAGATTTTTATAGAGCCGATTTATAAATGGATCCCTAAATTAATTAAGGTACGAAATGAATATAAGCGATTTAATAGAAACTGACACCTTTGTAAAAACTCCGATAGGACATCTATATGAGTTTTATTTGTCCGGTAACATAGAAGCACCAGAACAATATATAAATTGGTTTGATGTGATACGAAAAGCATCAGAACAAGACGTTATAAAGATCTATATAAATTCCGATGGAGGCAATTTATATACTGCTATTCAATTTGCTCGATCACTTAAAGAGACCAAGGCATATGTTATGGTTTCTATTGAAGGTTCTTGTATGTCGGCCGCTACCATTATAATGTTATGTGCTGACTCTTATGAAGTTGCAGAGCACTCTATGTTTATGTTTCATAATTACAGTGGCGGCACTTCGGGTAAAGGTGGTGAAATGTATGATAATATCATATATGAGCGGCGATGGTCTGAAAACTTTTTGTATGATATTTATAGAAGTTTTTTGACGGAAAGAGAGATTCAGTCAATGTTAGACAACAAAGATCTTTGGATGACTAGCGAAGAAGTGATCGAAAGATTACAAAATATGCTTAAAGAAAAAGAGGTTGAAGATGTGGTGGAAGACGAATGGGATGGTGATTCAGAAGCAGATATCGAGAATGAAGAATTGACATGAAAAACCCAAAAATAGACAAATTTCCTGCAAGATACAAACCTAATCACTGGGTCGACGGTGACCCACTTTTTCGCGATCATGCAGGCCATTGGAATTTTTCATCAGACAAGCCGGTGACCCACTTGAATGAATATATAGACTATGCCATTTCTAAACAGATAGAAAATGCATACTACCCAGTCGACTGTATATTGGCAGACATTATCGATAGTACGATACAATGTGACGCCATTATTATTAATATGATGAATTCGTATACGAAAACTGCATAATAAAACGTTATTAACTAAGTTTATACCCATATAAAAATATTTGTGACAATTAGTTCAATTAGTTGTTGACATACTCATGGGTTATGATATAATACATATATAAATTAATAAACAAGGTGAAATATAATGAACCGATTTAATATGACAAAACAAGAAATGAAAGACACAATGCTAGATTTTGAAACTATGTTTACAGTTAAAACAACAGAAGATTCAATAGTTGGTGTTTATCCTTCTCGTATAACCGCAGAACGCGCAGCATTGCGATACGAACAAGACACCCTCAACATGACCCGTATCGCAGAAGGTTCGATTGATCGACCCCAATCACTATGGGATGCTGAAATGTATAATTCCACAACCCCTACTATAAACGATACTGCTTTTGTTATGTTTTCAAAACTGCCGGTTGTTTCTCTATGAAAGAAGAGTTTAAAATATTATCCCCTCGCGAACATGTACGCACTAGGCCTGGGATGTATCTTGGTTCTACTGCATCTGAAAGTCTTGAGCGCTTTGTCGTGGGCAAATGGAAGTCTATTAATTATGTTCCTGCCTTAAACAAGATGGTAGACGAGATCATTGATAATGCAATTGATGAATCCATCCGGACCAAATTCAAACACGCCAACCAAATTTCAGTGTCAGTTAAAGGTAATGCAATCACTATCGAAGATAATGGTCGCGGTATACCTCAAGAGATGGTAACAGACCATACTGGTGATAAAGTAGTCAGGCCTGTTGCTGCATGGACAAAAACTAACGCGGGTACATCGTTTGATGATGAACGTACCACGATTGGCGCCAACGGTGTAGGTTCTGCATGTACCAATTTTATGTCTTCGAAATTCATTGGTGAAACATGGCAGAAGAAAAATCTTGTTAAAGTGCAATGCAAGGATGGTGCAAATAGTATTGATGTTTCTAACTCAACTAAGGAAGGTAGCGGTACTAGAGTTACATTTACCCCTGACTTTGCATTGTTCGGTATTGATAACATATCAGACGTTAATACTGAGGAGTTGATTCAAGATCGATTAACGAGCCTACAGATTGCATTCCCTGAAATCAAATTCAAATTCAACAAGACTCGTATTAAAGAATCTAATATAAAGAAATATGCTCAGTTGTTTCAGACTGACCCTGATGCAAGCACAGTTTTCAACGTGACAACCGATTTGACCTATTTCATCACTTCGTCTGAAGACGGGTTCAAGACTACGTCATATATCAATGGTGTTAATACTCGCATGGGTGGTACTTATGTTGATTACATCATAAATGAGATTGTGGAGATATTGGCCAAGTTGGTGAAACGCAAATTTAAAATTGATGTGACCAAATCTACGATCAAGAATGGTCTTACCTTTGTCATGTTTGCCCGCAATTTTACCGACCCTAACTACGATTCACAGACAAAGGAACGTCTAACGTCGAATATAACCGGAGTTAAGGAACACTACAACAAAACAGGTGTTATTGATTTCGAAAAGATTGCTAAGAAAATAATGGGTTCAGATGATATTATTGGACCTATCGTTGAAGCGCAGTTGGCCAAGAAGCTGGCGGCTGATAATAGAGCGGCAACACTTGCACAAAAGAAACTTAGAAAGATTAAGGTGCCGAAACACATTGCAGCTTCAGGTACTACAGGTACCTTATTTCTATGTGAAGGTGACTCCGCGATTGGTTATTTGTTAAAGGTTCGTAATCCCAAGACTGTAGGTGGTTTTCCATTGCGCGGTGTTGTAATGAATACTTGGAACATGAAACCTGCCGATGTTCTAAAGAATAAAGAGTTAGGCGAATTGGTCGCGGTTCTTGGTTTAAATATCAACGACCCAGACAGCATTGATGATATGACCTACCGGAATATTGCCATACTTGCAGACGCAGACCATGACGGCAACCATATCGGTGGATTGCTAATTGCATTCTTCTACAAATTCTGGCCGCGGTTATACGACGAAAAGCGAGTGCATCTTACTCGAACACCTATTATGATTTCTTCTAATAAGAAGACCGCTTCTTGGTTCTATTCTTATAAGGATGCCAAAGAATTCAAATCAAACAAGTCTAGTGCTGGGTATCATCACAGATATATAAAAGGTCTTGCTTCATTAACCGAGGAGGAATATTACGATATAATCAACAAACCAGAATTTTCAACTATATCTATTGATGACGAAAATCAATTTGAAATAATGTTTGGCGCTGACCCTGCATTAAGAAAGGTTTGGTTAACACAATAGTTATATCGATATAACAACTAATTCTAACTAAACTGAAATTAGTTATTGACATTGTGCCGCGACTATGGTATAATACATGTATAGAAATTAAGGATTGTGACGATATGAATGTGAAGCCTCAAAATATAATAGACAAGCTGCATACGCGCTTATATTCCTATTTCTATGATCAAGTAACCAAACGGCATTTAAAAAGAACAGGGACAGACATTAAATGTCCTAGCTGTAACGAGTGGTTCAGTGTTTCAGGAGTTAAATATAAACACAAAAAAAGATTTTATGATCCTGTAAACATGAATGAATTATCTTATTATGTTTGTTCGTGCGGCCAATGCGGTCATGAAAGCAAATGGACAGGTGACCTTGCTCCTTTCTTAGTTTTGTTACAAGATGATGGGACTGTAAAAAATGAAAATTAGAATAATGTCAGATTTACATCTTGAGTTTAGTCAAGGCGATATGGAAATCCCCGATCTACCTCAAGACAAAGATACGGTTCTTGTTCTTGCAGGAGATATTGGCCTTGCTAAACGTAAATCGTCCTATAGATATTTCATCGAAGAAATGTCTTATCGCTTCAAAGAAGTTATATTTGTGCTTGGAAATCATGAGCATTACGGGACAAACTTTCCAACTACACATAATCGCATATCAAACGAACTAATAGAATTTGATAATGTGAGTGTTTTAGAAAAGGGCGTCACGCGGCTAGAAGATGTTGCATTTATTGGTGCAACTTTGTGGTCTGATATGGATGGCCACAATGTAATGACTATGCATGATGCACAGTGCGGTATGAATGATTATAGCACTATAAGGACAGGCACCTTGGACGAACCTTGGAAGCGTAAGTTGACACCAATAGATACAATACAAGATCATATGTCTTCTAAAATCTATATTATGGAACTAATAAAGATTGAAAAAGAAAAAGGAAACAAGGTGGTGGTAGTAACACATATGGCGCCATCGTTTCAATCTGTATCTGATAACTACAAAAATAGTTCTTTGAATGGTGCCTATTGCACTGAGCTATTCGAACATGTAATAGATTTGGGAGAAGCACAACCAGAGCTCTGGGTTCATGGGCATTTACACAACACAAGCGACTATCAAATTGGAAATACTCGGGTGATATGTAATCCTCGAGGATATTATCCTACTGATTTAAATCCAGATTTTGATGCATCTTTTACGGTGGAACTATAAATGATTAATATATACTCTCTGACAGACATTGCAAATAATGAAATGAAAGACTTTGCAAAGTACACAATCGAGAATCGAGCAATTCCAAGTGCTGTGGATGGTTTAAAACCAGTGCAGCGCTTCTATCTCTATTCGTCGATTGTGAACTCATCCAAAGAGTTCAAAAAGGTCTCTGCTATATCGGGCATCATATCTGATTATGGTTATAATCACGGCGAAACTTCTGCTGCAGGCGCAGGGCAGTTGATGGCTGCCAATTGGAACAACAATATTTGTTTGATCGAAGGTAGAGGTTCGTTTGGTACTCGTCAGATACAGGCGGCAGGCGCAGCTCGCTATGTCTACACACGACTACACGCAAACTTCAACAAATACATCAAGGATATTGACTTGTCTCCAGAGCATGAAGACCCAGAGCATCTTCCTCCTCAATATTACCTTCCAGTTATACCACTGGTCTTGACCAATGGCATAAAGGGTATTGCGACAGGATTTGCGACCAATATACTACCGCGCAGCGAGAAAGACATAATAAAAGCATGTAAAGAATATATCTCCAAAGGAAAGATAACTAATCGTTTGCCTATTACATTTCCAGACTTTGAAGGTGCTACATCATACGACCCTATTTCTGACCGGTTCTTATCTTACGGGATATTCAAACGCCCATCTTCTACCAAACTTATTATCACTGAAATTCCATACGGCTATGATCGTGAGACATATATCAAAATACTTGATAAGATCGAAGATGATGGCAATATAGTTAGATATTCAGATCAGTGTTCTACACATGGTTTTCAGTTCGAAATTCACCTAAGCAACAAGGTTGCCAAAACTTTAAACACTGATGCAAAGATTCAGAAGATGTTTAAACTTGAAAAATCATATGCAGAGAATATTACTGTGATTGATGCAGAAGGGAATCTTAAAGAATATACTGACGAGCGGGATTTAATAAAGGATTTTATTGAATTCAAGATGGGTGTGCTTGATCTGCGTATCAAAACTAAGATTGAAAAATTGCAGGAACAAATGCGATGGTTGCTTATTAAACGCGCTTTTATAAATGCTGTGCTTGCCGACGAGGTTAAGTTTAAAGGTAGCACTAAAGCAAAGGTTGTCAAACAAATTCAATCATTCATGAAGGCATCCGACGACGACTGCGACAAATTGCTGCGTCTTAATATCATGACTTTAACCAAAGAGATGGTAGATGAATTGAAAACCCAGATAGAAAACATAAAAGCTGAAGGTGAATATTGGAAATCCACCACGACCAAAGATGAATTCCTTTGGGACTTAAATTTTAAATAGAATTTAAGTCTTATAAATATAATCATTTACATAAGACAAGGAGCACTTTATGTCGGATGATAATAATAATAATGATGTATTGCATAGACTTCGTCAGCTAGAAATTCAAGAGGAACGAGCATCTGACATAGCTAGTAAATTAGAAAGAGCAGTAGACAAACTATCTATACATCTAGCACACTTTAAAGAAGAAGATGTGCTAGATAGAATTAGAAAGCTTGAGTTAGAAATGGTAAGTCAAGTTTTAATTGGCTCTGCTATAAAATGGTTAGGGGTATCAATCGCGGGTACGGCAATTATTTTGTCGATATCTTATCTTTTCGGCATCAAAGGTGTATAATAATGATAGAATTAGTGATAATTGTAATTGTCGTTGTATTTCTAAAAGCTTCATACGCAATATTAAAATTAGGTGATATAACTATTATATCACACAACAAGACAAATGTACATAGAAAAATTATTAAATAAAGATTGACAAATAGAACCATCCGTGTTATAATGAACTTATATTATTAATAGATCAAAGGTGATTAGATTATGAAACAACTAACTTTAGGTATTGTCGGCAAAGGATTTGTCGGTGGTAGTGTGTCCCATGGATTTAATGTCAATGTCGATCAACTAATAGTTGACCCTAGACACACCACTCTCAGCTTAGAAGACTGTGCTCTTGCACAACCCCAAATCATATTTTTATGCCTTCCAACACCACAAAGAGAAGACGGCGAAGTGGATGCATCTATAACTTATGAGACATTATTCCAGCTCGAACAATTGGAATATCGAGGCATCGTTGTTATCAAGAGTACGATCACTCCAGACCATCTTCGACTGATGGTCTCAAACTACAATTTAAAAATTGTATACAATCCAGAATTTCTCACCGAAGCCAATGCCCATTGGGACTTCTGTAATCCACCAATGCAAGTACTAGGTGGATATTTCGAGCTCTGCGAAGTTGTCGAAAGAGCATATCTTAACCATAGTAGGGTAAAGGTCGTTCCTACATTTAAGGTAGATATTGCTTCCGCAAGTCTTCTGAAGTATACAATTAATAGTTGGTTGTCTACCAAGGTGACCTTCATGAATGAACTTCACGAACTTCATAAAAAGACTAACACTAAAACCACTTGGCCCCAGTTTACCGATATGCTGACACGAGACTCTAGAGTCGGTGCTTCTCATATGAAAGTCCCTGGACCTGATGGTGATCGTGGATTTGGTGGACATTGCTTCCCCAAGGACACCTCCGCTTTGTTATCTTATGCAAAGCTCATGGGTTCCGAGCTCGGTGTACTTACTTCCGCGGTAGAAAAGAATAACAAGATTCGTGACAAATAGATTGACAAACACATTCGTTTGTGATATAATGGTATCTTAATAATGAAAGGAAAAAATAGTATGATTACAACATTAATAACAGTCCGTATGCCTAACGGCGAACTTCGTCGCGCAGACGTTGCACCTAAAACTAACGCCGGCTATCGAGTAGCTCGAGTTCATTCATTCAATGGTTATACAAAAATTCGTGGACGTGTAAGTGCCGCTCATGGTTTTAGTGAATCAAATCGAACGCATAAATTTCAAGTTAATGCAGCCGATGCCGATAAGGTGTTCTCTCCGGATAATTATATAGTCTCTGCATAATTAAGTTGAGTTGGTGTAATGGTAACACATCAGTTTCCAACGCTGAAATTTGGGGTTCGATTCCTTAGCTCTTCGCCATATCGAAAAAGGACCTACTAAAGGTCCTTTTTCTATAAATATAGAAAACGAAGGATGTTCTCTATGAATTACAATGCTATAATAGAATTACTGGTTAAAAAACCACTATCTGTATTTATTATACTCTCTGCCTTGTTTGGGTATGGATACTACGAACAGAATCAAGAACTACAGACTATGAACCTCGAAATAGGTGGTCTTCGAGCAGAACAAACTAAGATGAATGAAATAATCGTACTAAAAGTACAAGTCGCCAATATGTTGTCTGGCGCATCTTGTGACGCAAAGGATAAAATATAATGTATAATTTAATGCACGAAGGAATAGCAATCGCGGAATACGCAACTTTGCAGGCATGCCAAGCAGTTGCTACTGCTTCTCAATACTGTGTCTGGGTAGGTTGATGAAATCGTTTCTTGATTACACAATGCTCGAAGATAATGAGTATCAAGGAAAGAAAGTAAAGTTAAATGACCCTTTTAGGTTGCCTTCAGGGTCTACCAAAAAATTTGGCGTTTACGTTAAAAATGATAAAGATAACGTAGTTAAGGTTACTTTTGGTGACCCAAACATGGAAATCAAAAGAGACGACCCTGCTAGACGTAAATCTTTCCGAGCAAGACACGGCTGTGATAAGGACCCAGGACCAAAGTGGAAAGCAAAGTATTGGAGCTGTTATCAATGGCGTGCTGGCGCGAAAGTTGACAACTGAGTACGCTGCATGTAATATAACTTGTGTAGGATAACCCTACTCTATACAAGTTTTTTCAAGTTCCACCATATAACTCTAAGTTATATCGATATATTTCCAAGTTCTAAAAATTTCCAAGTTAGTTGTTGACATTATACCCCAACCATGGTATAATACATGTATAAATTAATTGAAGAGTCCCATATTATGTCCAGAAAAACTTTTAGTGTTGATGAAATTAAAAACATAGTTAATGATGCGTTGCTTAATAGCTGTGACGACTATAAAGACTTTCGCATAGGGCAATATGCTTTGCTAGAAACAATATTACACGCTACAGGAAACTACGCAGGATATAATTATCTTGACAAACAA